CAGTATAGGTTAAAGTTACAAATAATTGAGTACATTGAATAGCATTTCCATCTGCATTTTTTAACTGGATACCAGCTTCTAATGCCTCTATCTCTTCATTAGTCCAAGTTGTGCCTGTATTAGGATTAGTTACCCAATCTTCAGTATAATTTGCCCAATCAGTTGTAATTGCCTGTTCACTGCCGGGATAATCAATCGCATGCGTCCTGATATTTATTGTAACCGCGCCGCCGGAGGTTATCTCTCTACATACAGCAGTTACTCGGACATTAGTAATTGTATCGCCATGAGCATAAGTGGCGGGATTGCCTAAAGCGTATAAATCTTTTTGATTGGTTAGACTAGAAGTGTGGACATAGGTAGTATCTGTATCAGAAACGGCCTCATCAACCTTTTCCCAATGGTAATTGCTACTTGGCTGTTGCGATGTTATACTTGTTTCATTACCAGCACCAGACGGCCGTAGAATTTCTTCTGCCATGCTTCATCACCTCCTTAAGGTTTTAGTTGAGTTATGAAGCAGCAGGATCTACGCTTCCAATTGCATACCAATTTGTGCCGTCGCAGGAAAGTTCAACAGCTCCGTACGCAGGCAGAGTAAGATAATCATAACTTGTACCGCCGCCATTAAAACCAGCCGCGACAGTTATCTTATTATCCGTATATGCTGAGATATTAGCAATAATTAACCTACAGCCTTTATATGTTGCTGCTGCCGCAGGCACGGTTATTGTTTTTGTTTCGCCGCTTTGGGTTACAACAGAATATCCCATAACCTCGGCTTCTGTTAATGTAGCGTCATCGCTCTTTGCCAATGGGCCTCTATTATCCCTTACGCCATGCGGCATCCTTGTTTGTTTTTTTAACGCCATGTTAAACCTCCTTTATGCTGGATCTGCTGTTCCTATTGCATACCAGTAAGTACCATCACAGAAAAATTTCATTGAGCCTAATGCCGGCAAAGTTACACCATCTGAACTTGTAGAACCTCCGCCAAAACCTGCTGTAACAGCCACCTTATTCGTAGCAGATGAGGCGTGAATACTGCCGATTTTTAATATACATCCTTTGTATATTGCAGAGGCAGCTGGCAGAGTAATCGTCTTTCCAGTACCAGAAATTGTGAACTGACCATAAGTCATTATTTCTGATTCTGTCAATGTAGCGTCGTCATCTTTATCTAATGTTGATCTTGTATCTCTAACGCCATATTTATATCTAGTTTGCTTTGACATTACCATAGATAGCCTCCTTTAAAAAAGGCAAGGCCTTTTTAAGGGCCTTGCCTTTATCCTAAACTATGTTATGCGCCTGTTCCTGAAACTATACCAGCAGCAAAGGCTCTAAAATCAGGGACTACTCCGCCATATTCATGTCTTACTTTATAGCGGATAGTGTCCTTTGTGAACACATTACCTACTGTAGGTGCATCTTGCACCAGAATTTCAGGTGCTTGTTTTCCATTTAAGAATCCTATTTCGATTAAATCAATTTCCTGCTTGCCGTAACTAATGAAATAGTTATTCTCATCGCCTCTCAAATATGGCGAAACCATAATCTTAGCAGCACCCTTTAAGGTATTGACTGCATTCTCGCCTGATTCAGGATGCAATGTAGAATTGATTAATTGTTCTGCCTGGCCCTTTAACTTGCGAGGTACCCACAGAGTTGCGTCAGATAAACCAAGAATTGAGGTAATCTTATATGCTTTTTCAGAACCATTACTATGTGCTGCTGCAGTTGTACCAAGAATACCGCGAGTTACGGTTAAATCAGCACTAGATATAGATCTTACCTGCATATATTCACCATCAACCTCGATGATGTCTCCTGCTTTAAAGTATGTTCCAGCAGTCGCATCGGTTAATGTACAAGTCGTAGTAGAATCAGTCATTGTTGCACCTAATGTCGTTGCATAACCACGTTCACCTTGGTTGTAACCTTGCGCTAACAGATCATTTAACGCGTCAAAACCTAATGCTGTTGTAGTATAATTATTGTGTTTAGCAACGTAAAGTGCTTGACCAGTTGAAGCTGTGGCTGTTGGCCAAGATGTGCCTGCGTTAACAACCGCAGCAGAGCAATTCATCATTAAATCAAATACAAACTGATTCAATGTTCTATTGCCAGCGCGTGCTATTTTTACAGGGAGTTTACTAAGTTGTCTTAGATCATCGTTGATAATTGCCCTACGGGTAATTGTTACCATTCCACCATAGGTCCCAACTCCATATATTCTCTCACTATCAGCTGGGAATCCAAGCTCAGGGTAAGTAGGTGTAGCGGTATCAGTTTCAGTCCCCTGGGTAGTTCTTGCCGCAATAACTTCAGGCAATACTCCAAAGCCGCCCCATCTGATTAATTCCTGCATTTTAAAATCTTTAACGGGTATAACATTAGCAATATTCCGCCAAAGTTCAGGCAACCCTTTATACTCTTTCATCATACGTCGATTGATGGTATAGCCGAGCATATAGGTAAAATCGCCTGTTTCTGCTTCCTGCAATCTTCGTAGTTTATTGCGAGGAATTACTCCTGTAATTTCAGTATCACCGGTTATCTTGACATAGGCTTCACGAATCCCTTTAAAAGCGTCTATGCCTTCAAATTCAGCTTTTTCGTTATCGTCTGGTTCATAACCAAACATCAAATCCATAGACGATTGAAGCCTGTCTTTACCAGTTCTCTGACGAGAGAATTCAATTCCTTCTCCGTCGCCTAAATCCATAATCTCTCCGCTTTCAGAGAGTTTAGCTAGTGTTTCTTTTTCGCTTTTTATTTCTTCTTTTACATCTGATTCTTGAAACACTGTGCCAGAGAATCTCTTGCTTATTTTAGATTGAACTACTTCTGGAAGACCTGAACTAGCGAGTAATTCTTTAAGAAGATCTTTACATTCCTTAATTTTATTCTGCTTAAGTAATGCCTCTACCTTCTTCTCAAGTTCTGATTCTTTAGACTCGGTATCTTCTTCGCCTTTCTTTTTCTTTTTATCCTTTTTAATAGGATTGCCGAATTCATCCAGTTCTTCATCGGCTTCTTTTGTTTTCAGGGTTTTCTGTAATAATGCTAAAGCTAAAGGTAATTTCCCTGCTTTGACTAGACTAATGACGCTCTGAACATTTGCCGCGTTCTTTTGAGCCTCAATTAAATCTTTTTGTTTTGCGTCTAATTCTGCCATCGCGGTTTCTGCTGCCTTTACCGCTTCCTCTAAATCCTTTGCCTCGGCTTTCTTGGCTGCTTCTTCTTTTTCCTTTTTATCCTTTTCTGCCTTAATCCGAGCTTCCTCTTTTTTCTGTTTATCTCCGTCCTGTTCTTGAAGTAACGCTTCCAATATCTCGCATAACTTATCCTCTGTGATATTCTCAATATCAACGCCTTCAAGAAGCGCTGGACGCATCTTTTGCAATAAACCTATAATATCCTTAAACATATCTACTTCTCTCCTTTCGCTTTCTTGCAATCCTGCAAGAAGTTTTGCAAACTGTCCACCCGCGGCAGGGTGGCTTACTAAATCTACACTTAAAACATGCTCAAGTCCTTGAACAACATCAAGGGGACGGCCTGAAACCATCTGCGTCCCATGAGGACCTAAGGCATTAATAGAAAGGCCTATAATTTTCTTCAATCCTTTTTCCCATGCACTTTTAAGCATATCCTTTAAGGAATTGACACTAGCATGATTCAAGAAATGAAGATAACCTGTAAGGCCTCTTTTACTCTCGCCTTCGACATCCATACTTTCAAACTTGATATTGTCTAAATATCCTGCTATTTGGAGGGGAAATCCTTCTGGGCGAATCTTCTCGATTGCAGGCGGTAGGTGATCGAAGTGTTTACCTTTCCATTCATAAAAGCAAACCTTCGCTTTCTCGAAAAGATGCCTTGCTTTTTGGAGTACTTGTGCAGGGTAAAACTTTCCATTTTTGGAAAGGCCTTCTTCAAGAATCATTACCTTCCAAACATTCCCTGATTTTTCGCTCTCCAAAAGCGTTAATGATTTTATGTGAAGAAGTTTGTCTTGCATAAACCTCCTAAACCGGAAAGTATTTACTATATAATAGAATAAAACATATTTTTAGGGATTTGTCAAGAGGCGAGCTTTTTGAAGGATCAACTTCGAACAGCTTCGAATAGATTAAAATTGGTCTTATATCGTCGGGCTATTTGTCTAACTTGTCCTTAATATTGGGGTTAGAATTTTTTTCAATTTTTTTTATATTTTGCCTTTTTTATGCTCTCCATTATCCTTTTACTAATAAGCATATTGTTTTTTTCAAAATATTTAATAGCCTTCTCAAATTCAGCTTCTGTCAAAGGAAATTCCTTTAAACTATTTTCAATAATACTCTGAAATACTTTTTTTCTATTTTTAATCGAAAAATTTTCTGATATAAATTTCTTTTTAACTTGTATTGCCCAATTAACTCCTTCTTGAATTACGCTATAATTTTTCATTTTCATAATTTGTGTGTGTAATCCATTTAAAGGATAATCCATTTCTGCAAATCTCACTATTGCACCTTTAAGCGGATCTGCCCTCGTAAAATAAACTAATGCTTTTTTAAGTTCGGATTCTGTTTGCACGAAGGAAGTGGGCGCAGAATTAAGGTGCCCCTGCGAAAAGTTTGGCTCTCCCACGGTCGATTGAACCAATGCAATATTACTAAGTTCTCTGAATCTGTCTTTGAACGTAAGTTTATGAAGATCTTTATCATTACTCCATAAACAGTCGAAGCAACTAGCCATGAGTGTTTTATCATCCACTTTTTGTCCTCCGTATAAATAATCGGAGAGTTTTTCTTTGGACTGGCAGACGCCATTTTCCCACATTTCCAATATCGCATTGAGAATCAACCTCCCTTCTTTGAGACTCCGTGCCTCCTTAACTATTGAAGGAAGCCGGCTTGTTATATCTTTTCCGTCCTCTGAATAAATAACTATGCTTTCTGCGTTCTTATGAATCTGACAACCAATACCTCTATATTTTTTCTGCACAAAAAGAGGCATAATTTCTGTCTCTGAATGCACTCCCTCAGCGAGCTTCTTCATCGCTTCTATTGTCAGATTAAAAGATTCGTTTATTGGTTTTATAGACGAAAAGAACTCGCCTAATACAACCCTATCCGCCATTAATCTGATAGGTTCACTGTACTGTTTCTTGATATATTCAAGAATATCCATTTTTATCCTCCTTTTGCGTTTCTATAAACAATTGTCGATTCTTGAAGTTTTTCTAATTCCTTTAATTCAATACCTAAATCAGTCATAAAGGTTTGAAACGCTGTCTTAGCTGATTCGTTTGTTATCCATTTAGAATCAATAGCTATTTTCATCGCTTGAGCGAATTTTTCCAATGTCAATGCTAGACCTCTTGCTTCTTTGGTAATGATAGGACAAGCTAAAACTGTATATCTTCTATCGACTTTTTCATCAAGTACCCCATGAATAATGGCTTGATCTATTACAAAATCAAAGACATCCTCGATTATATTTTTAAATGTTTTTTGTCTAGAACGCAATCCTTTCAACGTCGGAAGGGCCATCTCTTGGGCTGTTTGAAGCTGAATTGCTATTTTACCATTTCTTCTTGTAATCATAAATTGGTAAGGCATACTAAAACAATATACCTTACCTTTATAATTTTCTTTTTGAATATGAGATTCATATCTTTTTTTTCTATTGTTAATGCATACTCTATTTCTTAAATCTCTTTCAATAATTCTGCTCCCTGTAATTGTATTCCATTGAAAAATTCCCTTTTTAGAAATAGATTGTCTTGAAGAATATCCAAGTAATAAACAAAGTATCTGAAAATCGTCGGCTAACTGCTTTGAATTTGTCGAATAACTAAAACAATTTCTTCCTTTTCTCTTGTCCCAATGACCATCTCCTAACATCATTGAATTAAATAATATCTGTAAATAAAATTTATCGAGTTGCAACAATTCCTTTGGTATTCTTTTTTCTTTACTTAATGAACCGACACTTTCTTTCAAATAATGCCAAACTGATTTATTATTGAAAGAAAATGTGATTACACCACTTCGTTTATTTGTTACTTCGTGGAAGATATATCCTAACTTAGTAAATAATTTTCTTATTTTTTCAACATTATCAGATTTCTTTTGTGCTATTCTAATTGAATATTGATTTTTTGCTTTATTAAGAACTCCTTCTGATAGAAACCAACCTAAAAATTCTAACCAATCAATCATTTTTATTTTTTTAGGAATGTCTTTTATTCTAGATTGCATATCATAAACAACATAAGGCAATTCAAAATATTCTTGTTTTTTGCCAATCCAATTTTTAACACCTTCTTTAATATAAAAAGTTTTATATGTTATATCTTTTGCCTGAATAATCTCAAATTTTCTTCCTTTATGTGCTTCTTTTACCCACATTCTATGTTCTGGTGTTACCAAAATATCTGTTCTCATATTTGTAAAATGATACATTTCTCCTTCATAATCGTAAAGATAGATATTTCCTTTTGGTTTATAAAATTCGATTCTATCTTTTTTAGGATTAAATGTAGCTAACTTTTCTCCCTTTTTAATTTCCCAATATTTCTTCCACCCCTTTTCAGTTAGAGTCTCTGTATCTTCACTATAACATGCGCGGGTTGTCTGTTCACCTTCCGAAAACCAATGAGTTGGATATCCGATCCCGCCTAATATTTGCGCTTTAAATAACTTAGCTTCTGCAGATGCGTCTGCGGACTCTAATTTTGGAGATATAACATCCCATTTAACTTTTTGGTTATGCACTCGGACTGAGCCCGGCTTAGGCGTTTGAATATTTTTAGCAAATTCCACAATCTGTTTCTTGCTCATTCCTTCGCAGAGTACATCCCATATAAAAGTATTTAAGTAAAATGCACGCTCTAATCTTGCAAAAAGAAACTGGTCATGCCCATCAATCCAATCAGCTAAAGGAAGAAGATCGCTTCTGCCTCGAGTTGACCAAGCAACCTTATTAATTGCAAAGTAAAAACAATCACCTACCAAAGAACCTCTAGTCTTTGAAGATACCCTTTTATCCTCATTAATAACTTGCCATTTAACTGTCTTCATTTTTTTAGCCCATTCAACTGTTTTGCTGATTTCAGGATTATTAAGGTCAGGTCTTACTTTTGTAATTAATCCTGGATCTAAATATCCAATTTTAACATGTCCAGTATGTTTATTGACATATACAGGATAGCATTGTTCTCCCCAAAGGCCTAACTCTAATGCTTTAGTTTCCTGCTTTCTTTTCCATTGATTATCCCTATCATACCAATGCTTTTCAAGAACTTCTTGGACCTTAGGATCTTTAGCCACAAAACGAAAACCATCTCCAACAATGAAATCTTTAGTTAATTCAAGAATTCTATGTGCCATAGGATTTGAGTCGTAAAGATATACCGCTATATCCTGCATACGCTTCTGCACTAAAGGAGTCAAATCTCTTTGTGTCATTTGTGTTAAGCTCCTCCAACCAAAATCTTCTGATGAATCTGCACCTACCGTTGGATATGCCTCTGTCAATCTTTTCATTTCTCGCGCTGCCCTTAATCTTCTATCCATTGCTTTCATATCAGCCTCCTTTTATTGATTTTGTTTCTATTAACAATAGTTCTTAATGAAGTTCGGTAAGGCAGAGTTATATTTATGCCTAAAGTCTTACCTTCTTCTTTATTCCGTTTTTCCATAGGTTCAATTCCGCCTTCAGGAGCTACCTCTATATTGACTGGTTCATTTTGTAAAGATGGATAAAGGGTTGTTACCACATATTCAAAAGCGTTAACCTTATGAGTTGTCCAATCGTCAATATGATCCGTCCCCTGTTTATTCATCCTTACTCTTAACATTGCCTTAGAGAAATCCTCACAAGTTAAACTTGCTTGAAATCTAGGTCTGCCATTTACCGTATCTTTTAATAAAGCCTTAACACAACGCCTTTTTTCCTCGAAGCCGATATGTTGAGTTTGGATATTAAACTCGCCTTTTGAAATAACATTATATTCTTCTATAACTGTTCTTCCAGAAGTTCTATCTCTTCTTTTTCCAGAAAACGGATCGCCGATTGCTATAATATCCGCAATCTTACCCTTATACCTTAATTCCCCTAAGATTCGCAAGAAATTTCTCCAATGCTCTGGTGTAAGTGCGTTCTTCTTTTCATACACATAAAGCAAGAATAAACGTAAGTCCTTATCCTGCTGGAAGAACTCTATTACCTCGCCGCCCAAACCGAAATCATGCCCAGTTATCAAGGGGAAATTGGAATTATAATAAAATTTATATTTGCTGC